CTGGGGCGGTTTAACATCATTAGATCGCAAAAGAATCAGAGGCACAAGAGGTATCGAATTAACTTGGGAGGACAGAAGTGCTTGACTTATCCCGTGCGTGGGGTGGCGTGCTTACCAAAGCAACACCACTACCTGACGTATGGAAAGGGTTAGCAAAGGAACAGATCAAGTTCCGGCGCGGTCAAGTATGTATGGTTGCTGCGGCCCCTAACGCTGGTAAGTCTATGTTTGCACTTATCTATGCGATTAAGGCAAAGGTACCAACTTTGTTTTTCTCAGCCGATACCGACACTACTACTGTAATGATGAGAGTGGCTGCTCATACATCAGGTCATTCACAGATAACTGTTGAAGCCAACTTAGCTACAGATACGCACTACTACGACAGACATTTTGTAAAGTCTTCACACGTTAAATGGGTCTTTGATTCATCACCATCGTTAGATGATATTGAGTTAGAGATCAGAGCATACGTAGAACTCTACGGTGTAGCACCTGAATTGATTGTTATAGATAACTTAATGAACGTGGCTGCCGAGACAGACAATGAATGGGCAGGGCTACGTGCGATTATGATGGAGTTACACGATATGGCACGCAAGACTGAGGCTTGTGTCTTAGTACTGCACCACGTATCTGAACAGTCAGAGTACGGATCACCTACTAAACCACCTGCTCGTCGTGCTATTCACGGTAAGGTCAGTCAACTACCTGCTCTTATCTTGACTCTTGGTTATGATCCAACTCAGCAGACTTTATCGGTAGCACCAGTGAAGAATCGTTTTGGACCACACACTGCAGATGCTTCTAATTATGCACAGTTGCTAGTAAACTATGCAGCCTGTCAGATAGGCGACCAAGATGAACAAGGTTGGATGTATCGCAGAGATGCAATGAGTGGATACCAGGGAGGTTATAATGTCCAAGAGTAATACGGAGATGGCTTACGTTAAGAACCGTATCAATCAGTTGGAATCTGATATGGCTAACTTAGTAATGGTGTTGATTGAACTTAAAGTATTCAAGATAAAGATCGATGAAAATGGTAACGCTGTCTATGACACTGGTAAAGATGCCAAGCCCGAAGTACAATAAGACTAAGGGTGCTGCCTACGAGATAGGCATAATGAAACTCTTTAGGTCAATCGGATTACTTGCAGAACGTTTACGTTTAGCAGGTAAAGATGACGAAGGAGATATCGTTGTTGTCATAGCTGGTAAGACGTACGTACTAGAACTCAAGAACACGGTTAAGTTAAGTCTGCCGGAGTTCTGGAGACAAGCCCAAGTTGAGGCGCTTAACTACGCAAAGGCTCGTGGTATAGGGGAAGTGCCACCTGCTTATGTAATAGTTAAGCGTCGCAACGCGGGTCTGGAAAAGTCTTGGGTCATCTGTGACCTTGAGCAATGGTTAAAGGAGAAAAAGTAATGCCAACACCAGAAGGAATCATAAGCACGTCATCAGGACCAGTAGATGTAACACCAGTTGAGGAAGTAGTTGAAGTTTCAACTATCGAAGAGGTTACAAATGAAGATGAACTATGATCTGCGTTAGTTGTCTCAAAGCCGGACAGGAAAACAAGGCCAATCACTTTAAGCGTGCATCTCATTGGCACGACAAGTGCGATACAAAGGGGTGTGTATGCCAGCACAAGACTGGTCCAGGGTTCGTAAAGAGGGACGGTTTAAGGGTTCCATTGATGCAAACTCAATCCCCATAGATGTCATAGTTAGTTTCTTTGGAGGGGAAGTAAGACCTGGCAACGGGGAAGTAAGAGTCAAGTGTTGTATGCACAACGACTCACGCAGGTCTGCTTCAATGAACACACATACAAACCTTTACTACTGTCAGACCTGTGGTAAGGGTGGCAACGCAGTTAACATTGTCTGCTTATTAGAGAACTTGGAGTTCAAAGATGGCCTCAAACGCGCAACAGAAATTGCTACTGGAAGCGGCGCAACGCTACGCACAAGCAATAACTCCGCAAGCTCTAGCCGTACTAAGCGAACGTGGAATATCTGAAGAGGTAGCAGCACGTTTTCAATTAGGTAGTGTGACAGATCCTATGAACGGTCACGAGATGCAGACTGGTTGGCTGTCTATCCCATACATCACTGCCAGTGGTAGTTGTGTGGGCTTTAAGTTTCGCAGGTTAGATAGTGGCAAGCCTAAGTATGGCTCACCTACTGGGCAAAAGGCCCACCTGTATAACGTCTGCGATATTATATTGATGTCACCTTACATCGTTGTTTGTGAGGGTGAGTTAGATGCAGTAGTTACTAGCGGTGTGCTAGGCATACCAGCAGTAGGTGTACCTGGAACTGCTGCTTGGAAGTCACACTTTCCTAAGTTATTTACTGGCTATGAGACTGTCTTTGTGGTGGGTGATAACGACATAAAAGAAGACGGATCTAATCCAGGACAAGAGTTTGCAAAGCGCGTGGCTAATGAGGTTTTGAACTCAGTTATTGTTACACTACCACCTGGTATGGATATAAATAATTACTACCTGACCTATGGGGTAGAGGCTACGAGAATACTATTGATCGGGGAGTCTAATGTATGAGCGACAAAGATTGGATAATAGTGGTACAAACTTTGCAGCATATGGGCTTTCAAATCCTGAGCCTAGACAGATTAAACGAAACGCTGACCATACGCCCGACACCAACCCGCTTATAGATCATCCAGCAGTTGTTGACTACCGAGCAGATGGTGTCAGCACTATTGACCTTACATCCTTTATTGAATCCTTTGCATCATTGCGTGCTATGCGAGTCAAGGGAGTGGGAGCAGATCAATACTCACTTGCACAGGGGCAGAAGTTTGAGTCTTTTACTGCCAGCGATACGGTACGTGAACTGATAGAAGAGTTAGCTGATGCTAGTAATTATATAGATTTTCTTGCCATTAAACTATTAAATATAGCACACACGATAGATAGGGTGTTACCTGATTGTGACTGAACTGAATCCAATTATGTATGACTTGGTGCCATCTGTTGCAGGCATTGTTCACCGTGAATACAAAAAATACGTAGAGTTAATTGACGTCAGACAAGAGTGTTTGACGTGGGCGCTAGGTCGTATTGCTTACTGCAATGAGATGTTAAGTGTAGAAAATATTGAAGAGCGAGTACACAATGAGCGTCGTGTAGCTTGGCAGATGAAGCGTGCAGCAGAGCGATATGCACGCAAGGAGAAGGCAACTAAGTCTGGCTATCAGATTGTAGATGAGGCCTACTACGACAGTCCTACCGTTGCACAGTTACTACCCTTTGTTATTGCATCAATAATAGATGGCAAAGTATTAGAGCAGGTCCAAGAGATGAAGTTAGATAGTCAACCTAAAGGTAAGTCATCTCCAGCAGAAGGTGGCAATTTACTTGCTACCTTATTAGATATTAAGAAGGCTTACACTAAGTTGGATGTGGAAGAGCAGACTATCTTGCGCCTTCGATACCACGACAACCACACCTTGCAACAAATAGCACAATACTTAGAAAGTGCCATCTCTACTGCCGACAGGCGTTGTAGTAAAGCATTGCATAAATTAATAGATGAGATAGGTGGAAGGTCACCTTACAGATGAAAGAAGCTGAACTATTTGAGTACCTAAAAGAGTCTTTGTATCCAGACCTTGTTAAGTCTGAAGGTATCTACGACTCCTTTGACTGTATCTCCAAGCAAGCAGGTCATTACATTGAACTTAAGTGTAGACATACACACTATCCAACCTTGCTGATTGAAGAGATGAAGTACCGCAAACTTATTACACAATCTGCAGAGCGTGATCTGATTCCGTTCTACATTAACTCGACACCTTTGGGTGTATTTTCTTTTGACCTGATGGACCTAGCAGAACCTGAGTGGGTGAACCACTGGATGCCATCAACCACAGAGTTCTCACGTTCTAACAAAGTAAGTAAGTTGGTAGGGTATCTACCAATAGAGGAAGGCATACAGTTATGATCTATGACTATAACTGTCCCACTTGTAGGAGTGAACTCAGTGTTGAGCGCAGTATCCAC